TTGAGGCGTTGAAGGGATACCACAAGGAGTTTGATTCCAGTCGCGGTGTGTTTCGTAAGACACCTGTTCACGATTCTAATTCTCACGGCGCAGATGCCTTTCGAACACTGGCTGTTGGTTTAAAGCAGCCGAAACTGGACAACAAGAAACAGAAAACAACATATGACGTCGCAGCAGTTAGATGGTGAGGAGTTATCGCTTCTTGACGAAGCGGTGATAAAATATCACGCAAAGGGGCTGGATTTTATAGAAATCTTAGACCAGTACATGAATTTCCGCGCACCTGCGGAGCGGTATGTGTACAGTTCGTCTGATCTTTTAATTTTAGCGGAGGTTGCCGAGGATGAGGAACATGGGAGGTTTTGGTATGTCATGTACGCTGCAGCTCGTAATATGGTAAATCCAGTCGAGCACATTCTGAGATTAGCACCATATAAGCTTGACACTGTGGCATTTGGTAGGTATCGAAACATAATACTGGGAGAACCAGATAAACTTAAATACTATAACTGGAATAAATTAGAAAGACTTGTACGATATGGGAGGAAGCAAACCATCAGCACCACCACCACCCCCACCGCCGCCACCACCGCCGCCGCCACCACCTCCTCCGCCAGTAGCGGGGATTAGGCAGCCACTGACTGGTGTACGCACTGGTCTGCGAACAGGTGCTACTCAAGGAGCTACGGTTCGTTCGCCCGCTCGCGTTGTTGCGTCGTCTGGTCAGCTTGCCCGTCGAAAGGTTCGTGCAGGGCAGACAAAGGGTGGATCTAGAACAGGTATGGGCTACGGCTCTAAGTTGTAGTTATGGTTTCATCAAAAGGATCTTATGGTGCGTTTGGTATTACCGACGAAAAAGACTTTCGGAAGTTTTACGACAAGGGCGGCTATGCCGAACAAAAAGGTTTTGCTGGCATGGTTAATGCAATAAAAGATTACAAGGAGTATACCAGTAAGGGTGCATCCAGAGCGCGGGCAAAAAAGTCTTACGTAGAGAATCGGAAATCATCTTCAGAAGCTAAGCGTAAGAAAATTAAGACGTCCCAACAGAAGAAGAAAGAAGCTCAGGGTGCTCGCAAGAAGCAAGCTAGCGTAAAAGCTCGTTCAGGCGCGAAAGGGTATGTTTAATTTTTAATGAATGATTTACGCCAGAGATATGAGGAGTTAAAGTTACTGCGGTCGAATCTCGACCACATGTTTCAAGACTCTCAACGGTATGTGCGTCCGAACTCAAACGAGTTTGACCACCACCACACAACGCGAAAAGAAGATGACTCGCGCGAGATCTTTGACGACACTGCCGTCTGGTGTAATCAGATGTTTGCTAACGGTTTGGCTTCGAATATGATTCCGAAGTCGGATCGTTGGATGTATTTGCGAGCAAAGGATGTACCCACAGCTCAGCTAAATCCCCAAGAGCTTACATACTTACAACAAGTCTCTGATCGTATTATGCATGAGCTGGCACTCCCTGAGTCCCAGTTCTATTCAGCATCACACGAGTGCTTCCTAGATATCGGCGCGTACGGCACATCACCTGTTCAGGTATCATATCAGGATGGTGTGGTAAACTTCCGAACTCGCCCATTGGCTGATACATTTTTTGATGTTAATGCGCACGGACGTGTGGACACTGTGTTCTACCGCTGCTTTAAGACAGCACGTCAATTAAAGCAGATGTTCCCGCAGGTTGAGGACATGCAGGGCTATGACAAGAATCGCGGTATCAACTCTAAGTATGAGCTTATATACACGATTCAGCCCAGCACAGACAAGCGAGCTAAAAAGGGTGGTCGTGTAGGACCCGAGCGTCCATATACAGTTACTTACTGGTGTCCATCATTTAAAGAGCCTCTTAAGGTAGACGGCTCAAGTTATTTTACATTCTTAGTACCTCGGTGGTCTAAGTTAGCGGATGAGGTATACGGACGCGGACCAGCATTTACATGCTTATCCCAGATCCGTGTGCTCAATAAGATGGTCAAGGAAGTCTTGATTTCATCCGAGTATTTGAATTTCCCAACACTGACAGCCGAAGAGGACAGCATTATGCTGCCTATGAAGTACGGCTCACGTCAGGTTGTATTCCATGAGGCAGGTAGTGAGAAGCCTGCTCCAATTATGGCAGGCAACCAGCCACAGTACATGATGGACATGATTCGCATGTATCGTGATACGATTAATCGTTCATTCTTTGTTGACCAGATTATCCGTCAGGAGAAGAAGGAGCGTCAGAGTGTAACTGAGATTCAGGACACTCGCGGTCAGATGCTGAATCAGCTGGCTCCGCTTATCAACCGTATGGAGTCTGAGTATATCGGACCAGCAATTGAGATCACATACGAGATGTTGGAGCGTGCTGGTGAGCTTCCAGAAGCACCTGCTTCGATGAATGGTGTTGAGCTTGAGATTGCGTATGCAAGTCCTGCAGCACAGTCTCAGTATTCTACACGTCTTTCGGATATGAGCGCATTTATGCGTGATATTGCGCCACTTGCGCAGGTTAAGCCTGAGCTTATGGAGGCACTTAATGAGCGTCAATTATTTGAGGATTACGCACGTTATCGTAACGTAACCCCAACGGTGATTCGCTCGGAAGAAGAACTACAACAAATGAAACAAGGAGCTGCCGAGCAACAACAGATGATGCAGGCAGCACAAGCTGCTCCGCAAATTGGGGGCGCAATGAAAGATATTGCACAAGCTAAGTCGATTGACCCAGAGGGGGTTGGTCAACTTTTAAACATATAATATGAATCTACATTTGATGAACCTTAAGCGGCTTCGTAAGAAAGCTCAGCTTAGGGAGGATTTGACTCAGATACTCAACACCCCAGAGGGTAAGCGGTTTTTTGCTGTGCTGCTGCGAGAGTGTCATGTAACCAAGCCAGTGTTCCATAGTGAGGAGTCCAAGCTTCGTGAGAGTGAGGGGCGTCGTCGTTTGGCAATGAGTTTTTTGAATCTACTAGCGGAGGATGATCCTCAGCAGTTAATAAGTAAAATAGAACAGGAAAACCAAAACGATGAGTGAAGAAACTACAGAAGGTTTGGGTAGCGGGTTAACAGAGACACCCGTCCAGACTGAGAGTAACGTCACAGAGTCTGCACCTAGTGTGGATTTTGGTAGCGAAGATATGTATCGGCAGTTTGTCGAAACACTACCAGAGGATGTACGCGGTGCAAAAGCACTACAAGAGACAAAAGATTTTACATCTCTTGCTAACCAGATGTTAAATGCTCAAAGTGCTTTGGGTAAGAAACGTCTTGAATCACCACAGGAAGACTGGGGTGATGATCAATGGGAGGAGTTTTATGGAAACTTACGCCCAGAGAATGATGAGTACTCAGTTCCTGAAGAGATTCAGTTACCAGAAGGCTTTGACGGTGTCGAAGCTCCTAACTTCGACGACGACACAGTCCAAGAGCTTGTGGATTTCGCAGGTGAGATGGGTTTAACGCAACGTCAATTTGATCAGCTATACAGTCGCTACGGTCAGATGTATGCCGAAGGCAATCAGAATGTCATACAGCAGCAAGCGGGTACTCTAAAAGAGTTTAAGACAGCTCTTCAGGCAGAGTGGAAGGACGACTTCGACGTCAATATGAAGAGTAGCACCGAGGCATTCAACACGTTATCTCAGGAGATCCCAGAGCTTAATGAATTGATTAGTGATCCGATTGTAGCTAATCACCCAGCAACAATGAAGTTGTTTCATAAGTTGTCTCAGACTATGGGTGATACATTACCGCCGTCAGGTAGCAACGTACCATCTGCTTTTGGTAGTGGTTCAGTTCAGGGTATTCGTGCTCAGATTCAGGATTTGGATGCATCAAATTCTGAGCTAATCTTGTCAAACCCTTCGTCGCTGCCGATGGCTGACCGATCAAAACGTCAGCAAATCCTTGACAAGCGTGCACAGCTTTATGCTCAGCTGTACGGAGAAGGTTAAAAGTACTTGACAACACCATTTTACTGGGCTATCTAGGACATACTGGGTAGCCCTTTTTTGGGTCCAGAGACAGCTTTGGAAAGCCGTTAGTCACGTTATAACTAGAAGAGTCCGTAAGGGTAGCTCGTCGAAAAACAAACTATCTTAAAATAACTTCTAATTATTATATATTATGGCATTATCAGCAGTAGGTTCACAGGGCTACTCCACTGGAGGAGGTTCTGGTAACGATTATATTGAAAAAGCATACGTTGCAGCTTTCCGTGAAGGATTCGAACAAGCGTTCCAGCAATCCGAATCAAAGCTTCAGCCGTATTTCGAACAGGAAACACAGAACGAAGAGTATCAGTACTTCGACCGTATCGGCAAAGCCGAGGACATGGCGGAAGACACTTCTCGTTTTGGTACTAACCCCAATAGTGAAATCAATCACGACCGTCGTCGCATCGGTCTTAAGGACTACGAACTCGGTAAGTATATCGACGAGAAGGACCTTAAGCGTGTGATCACCGATCCAATGAATGCTTACACCCAAGCACTTCTTGCTTCGGGTAAGCGTAAGATTGATGACATTATCATCGACAAGTTCTTTGGCACTGCATACACTGGTAAGAGTGGCGGAACTTCTGTTACTTTCGCAGAAGGTGCTGGCGACGAAAACCGCAGCAACATTGTTGTTGGTGCTGTTTCTGCTGGTGACATTACCACAGCTGGTAGTTATGTAGTTGCTGGTGGCAACACCGAAGGCTTCTCTGTTGGTGGCGATTATGGAACAGCAAGTTCTGGTCTGACACTTGAGAAGCTTCGTGCAGCACGTACAACCATGCTGAAGCTTCACTCAATCGACCAAGATGACATCGTTAACTGCTTTGTTACTGCAAAACAGATTGACGACCTTCTGGGTATTGATGAAGTGGTCAGCTCTGACTACGCAGTACGCAAGTCGCTTGTTGAAGGTACTGTAACAACCTTCCTCGGATTCCGTTTCATCCACTGTGAGCGTCTACCGCTTTCAACTGGTACTGACGGTGACGAGCGTCGTGTTATTGTTGCATCACCTAAAGCACTTAAGATGTCTGTTGGTACAGGACTTAAGGGCGACATGTGGCGCGATCCTTCCAAGAAAAACATCCCTTACATCTACTTTAAGCTCTGTGCAGATGCTTCTCGTATGTGGGGTGAGGTTGCTGGAGAGATCCGTTGTAACGAATCCTAATCTTAACCGTAGCCTCCCCTGTAAATTCGGGGGAGGCTACTCCCTTTTTTTATATGTCAACTACGCCTACAAAGCTGAACATAATGAATGCTGCTCTACGTAAAGTAGGCAGTTATTTTCTGGACGAGAACGACACTACAAGCACAACGTACCAGATTGCTAATCAGGCGTATCTTGACGCAATTTTAGAAATTTTCTCTGAAAACAGGTTTAGCTACAATACCCGAAAAGTTGAGTTATCGGCTGTTAATGTAACCTTAATTACTGATCGACCGTACGAGAATTATTTTGAACTACCATCTGATTTTAATACATTATACTACTTAGAGCACCCAACACAACATTATAAGATTTCTGACTATGTTATTGAGCAGGGTACTCTGTATGCAAATGAAGACAGTGTTAACTTGTACTTTACGTTTGTCCCAGACTTAGAGGAATACGCAGAATCTATACCACCATTCTTAAACCGTGTCATTGTACTGCACATAGCCCAAGCTTTAAGTATTGAGTTATCAGGCTCTGAAAATCGACACGAGATACTCTTCCAACAATATATGCTTGCGCTTCGTCGTGCACGAGTGGTGGACGGAAGGCAGGGACCATCACAAGCTCCAATGGATGACTCAACATCTAGAATTTTAGGTACACACCGAACCTATGGCACGATACAGTAATGTTACTACAAATTTTTCTGGTGGTCTAATCACCGATAATTTAGCGGGTAGGACGGATATTGATCGCGTTGCTAACTCGTGCCGTAAGCTTACAAACTTTTTCCCCTCATTACAGGGACCCACTACATATCGTCAGGGGTTTCAGTTATCTTATGTAGACCCAGAGGAGACTGACACACAATTCAGGCAGATACACTTAACAGTAGGTAAGGATGAGTCGTATAGACTTGTGTTTACTCATCAAAAACTGCGTGTATTTGATACAGATGGTGTACTTCAATATCAGTGGTTGAACACACCGTATACGGTTGAGCAACTTAATGATTTACGTTTTAGTTCAGAAACAAGTGTTATCTATATTTGTCATCCCAGCCACAGACCTCGAAAGTTTGAGATTGAAAACGATATATCTTATTTTTACGAAGTAGACACGTATATTGAGCCATTTCTTCAAGAAGAGCAAACAAGTACACGTCTTGACATCACTAAGGGTGAGGAAGTTGCTAAAGTTGAAAGTACAACTGCTGACTTCCAAGACATATATGATGACTATATTGATACAACTGGTGGTAAGCAAGCTAATACATTTTCTAAAGACTGGTATGTTGAGTATGAGGTAAACGATGTTTGGCTGCTTGGTAAGGTTATTGATTCAGCCACAAACTACCCAGAAGTGACAGGTCCCACACCAACAGTTGTTTACGTGGACCAAGCTGATTTTGTAACCGATATCAATGATGCATCTGCTCAACTGTATTTGCTGGACAATAATGTTACAACATCAGGTTCGGTTCAGGAGCATGCGTTAACAAAAGATGCGGTTCCAGTTGGTGAGGTGCATTTACGCACAGACACTGATATTTTTGATTCATCACAGATTAGTTCATGGATTCGTGTTAACGAAGAAAACTCATCAAGTGATGTGTTGGTTGACAGCAGTAGTTCAATGACTCGCTGGGTAAAGATTGAGAAGTATTTAGGTAATGAGGCTCACCCAGTAGACTTTGTTAGAGGTGAGGGTATACTGGGGGTTGATTACAATGAAGATCCAGTAACTCCTAATGATTTAGGTTTTTATGAATACGGGGCTGTGTATAAGTCTTACGGCGATGTTTCTTTTGAAGTACACTCCTCGTCAAGTCATAGCGCGAGTACTTTGACAGCTGAGATAACAACAGGTGGTCAAAGAACATTTACTTGGGTCGGTGGTATTTTTGTAATTACAAATGGTAATTCGCTAACAGCTGATGATAACGCAAGTGCAGACGATGTAATTGGTAATTTATCAACAGCACTGGAGTTTGATGTCCATAAGGTAGACACGAGTGTAGACGCGGTTCATTCGGACACATTGGGAGGTGTTAGCGCAAATCTCATACAACCAACAGGGGCGTTAAGCATAACCGAGATAGCTAATGATGTTACAATAACAGCTACTGATGGTATTTTTACAGCTGGGACATCTGTCGATCGTCATGTTAGAGGTGTTATGCCAACAGGTGTTGTGTATATGCAGATTATAGATAGAACCTCAGATACTGAAGTTCGTGCTAGATTAAAGAATCCAGTACCAAGAAGTGGTGTGACGGGTGGTTTTGAAAATTCAGGTAGGTTTGAAACATTTAGTTTTGGTGCTTGGTACTCAAATAATTACCCATCAGATGTAGCTTATTTTGAGCGTCGGCGTGTTTACGGTGGCACACCGTCAAATCCAAACTACGTATTCTTTAGTCAGCTTGATGATGAAGATTCGTTTGCACCGTCAGAGGATGACAAGACAGTTCTGGACACAAATGGAATTTCATACCCATTGTCGAATGTAAACTCATCAGTTCGTTGGATTATTGCAGCTAAGGATTTAATTGTGGGTACTACTAGGGGTATCTTTTCAATGTCGGTTAATGAATATGAAGCTGCTGTTAGTCCAAAAACCATTCGTTTTCAGTTAAATGATGAGGTTAATTGTAAGGATGAAGCCTATATGGTAGGCACATCAATATTCTTTCCAAATGAGTCAGGAACGCAGTTATTGGAGTATAAGTATGATGGGGCAATACAGCGAAGTAATGCAAACGATATATCGAAATTTATATTCCCAGTACTAACAACAGACACAATTAAGCGAATTGCGGTACAGGAAACACCTCAACCAAGGATATGGGTATTAACTAGTTCAGGTGTTATTTATTGTTTAACATACCAACGCCAAGAAGATTACTATGCTTGGTCAAAAGTAGTAATAGCAGATGGTGCAGATGTCTTAGACCTTGTTGTTCTCCGTGAGACATATAAGTCTGGACTGGATCAGGTCTATATTTTAGTTAATAGGTTTGGCTTTGTTCAGCATGAAGTGCTGTCCTCGGATGCGAATATTAATGGAGAACCAACAGTTCCATTCCCATCGGATGTGGACGAGCCGACGGTTTATTTAGATAGCTCTGAAACAGGTGTTGTGGGTAAGAACACACAGGCATATGATCAGACTACAAAAACACTAACAATAGTACCGACATATACAGATGTATTTAGGAGCAACCGTAGAGTTGATGTAGTTGTATCTGGGACATATATGGGCAACTATGAGATTGTAGGTGGTAAGATACAAATACAGATGTTATTGGGGGAGTCTGAACGTTGGACAATTGGGTTAAAGTATACAGGTGAATTACAGCCAATGTATCCAACATGGGATGGTGCAAACAAACCATCGTACGGTTCAGATAACGCTCGTATAATATCCTCAAAGGCTTATTTGGTGGACTCGTCACGCTATAGTATCGGTATTGATGGTGATTTAGAGTTAATTGAGCTGGATGGTCATGTCTCAGCAGAAGACCGAGGTGTTTCGAGCATATCTGATTATTTAACACAAATCAATGATTCAACAGGTTCTGAGTTACTAACGTCTGATGGCTTTGCATTAAATACCTTTCTTGATTATGTAGCCCCACCTCAAACCTCATTTACAGGCTTTGACCGAGAAAAGCCGCTCAGAGGTGCTTATTTTGGGGTTGATAAAATCATAGACATTGAGCAAAGTGAACCGTATCCACTTACTATCGTGTCACTTGTGACAAAAACCGACTTAAATTAATATGGCAACGGCAGTACCATTTATCATTGCAGCAACAACCGCAGCTTCGGCAGCGGTTGGTTATATGTCTTCACGCCAACAAGCTAAGGCGTTGGAGGCAAATGCAAAAGCCGTCGAAGAGCAGGGTAAATACAATGCAGCAGTTGAGCGCAGTAATGCGCAGGCGCAGCAACAGCAGTCGGAGTATGACCGCGCAGTTGTTTTAGCTAACCGACAACGGGCGATGGATGAAGCTGAGCGGGAGCAAGCAATCTTCGCGAAAAAGACACAGCAGGAGTTGGCTGGCTTTGATGCTAAGTTTGGATATGGTGGTACATTTAATTCGTTCATGGACTCATTGGAAGATGATGCATATGCGCAACAGATTTCTGTAGCTGCACAAATTTCAGATGAGAGTTTATCTGGTTACTTGCAGGCGAACGAGCATACACGTATGGGTAAGCTGTATCACCAGCGTGGTGAGACAAATGCTCGTAATATCCTGTTTGGTGCACAGAATGAGTCTAACAACTTGAAGAATCAGGCAAGTGCTACAAAGACTGCTGGTATTGCTTCTGCATTAGGAACAATTGCTGGTGGTGTAAGTATGACAAGTTCAGCACTTTCATCGAATCAGACAGCAGGTATTAAATCATTCGGCTTTGGAGGATAATGGCAATTAGAGTAAAAACAGGTGTCGTAGAACAACAAAAAGCAGATGCGTCTGTTTTTGGATATAAGCAGGTGTTTGAGTCGCCCTTATCCGCTGTGTCGGATGCTTTGAACCAAACAGCACGAGCAGCAGGCTCTGTGGGTGATATGTTTGCTAAGAAGCAGTTCGCTGTAAATAAATCTGCAGCAAACAGCGCAGACACCCAGTATGGGTTGCAGCTAAATACGGCTGTTGCTGCTGTTCAAGATGCATATGCACAGGAGAACGATGACGCGATTGCGGAAGCAGAGTCGGCTTTGGCAACATTCGATACATCTGCTGCAAATTTTACTTTAGATAATTTTGCGCCAACAAAAGTTTCTGATCCAACTTTTTACCAAGCTAATGGGTACACAGACAGAGCTACGGAGTTATATCAAAAAGCTCAGCTTAAGCTTCGAGCATTAAAGCCGCACCATCAATTAAAGAACTTGCTTAAGACATCTCGGAGTGAAGCAAGTGTGGGCTTACACCAAGCACGTCAGAATAATCTTGGTCGGACAATGCAAACGGATACGTTTGATACAGCACTGACAGGTATTATAGCTTTGGGTAATCACGAAGGTTTGGGTGGTCTAACATCACCTGAGTCGGTTGCTGCGTTTAAAGGCGATGCAAGTGGTATGGCTCGTCAGCTTTTTTTACATAACATTGAAAATGCTAGGAGCATTGATGAGATTAACCACTATGTCTCAAAAGGTATTGAGCAGTACGGCGATCAGCTTGAGTTTGTTAATGAAAATGATCGTAAGGCACTTACAGATGCTGCTGAACGGAGAGTTGATGCACTAACAGCAGATGGTAACAAACTCTTGATAGCACAGAATACAGCTGCGTTAGATCAAGTATCACAGACATTTTTAAACACGTTAGGTCAGGCATCAGATATTGAGAGTATGGTTGCAGCAGCGACAAATACAAGTAATGTGCTGATGGATATCGATCCAGCATTTTTAAATGATGCGGATAGAGAGAAATATAGATCAGCAGCTTCAATATCTGTGTTTTTTCAACCACAACAGGTTGAGAATGCTGCTGGTGAGGCAATTGTAACCAGTCCCTTTAGGCAGGGGTTGTTGACTGCACTTTCAGAAGCAAAACAAAACGGTAACATACCAAAGTATGTGTTGGATGACGAGTTACTACCTAATGTGAGAGCAGATGATGCAGGTAAGCTGCGTCAATATGTAAACACGGTTGCCTTAAGCATCCACAAAGGCTTACAGGGCGGTGACACTTCGGTTCTTGGGTTGCTAACACCTGACGCAACAGAGCAGGCTCAGTTGTTAAGAGATATGGGGTACAGGGATATGCCATTATTTACTGGTAACAGTATCCCATGGAGTGCTAACGATGTAGAGTCCTCGTCGTTGCATATTGCGCAGGCGTTGACAGATAACACACCAGCAGCAGTAGCTCAGCGTGGTCATAATCTAATGAAAAACCCAAACGCGACAAAAGCAGATCGTGCAATGGGATTAAATTATCAGCTTGCTTCAATGGCTGCAAGCCCAGAAGAAGCTGCTAAGATTACAAAAGTAGTTACAGACTTAACGGCGGCGTCTGATCGATATGTTGATGCTCAGCATACACCGATTACTCAGATGTTTCTTGGTGGTGAAGCAGGACAGGCTCCAGAAACAACTGAGATGACGGACAGTGAGGTGTACAACATGTACAAGGTAGCCTTGCAGAATGGAGATGCTGAGGAGGCTGATGCGTACTTGTCATTGTTTCAAGGCTTGATTGTTTCAGTAACAGATGCTTTTGCAGATGATATATACGGTGTTGAAAAAGGCGGACTAAAAGGCAAGCTTGAAAGAGCTTTGTCAGCAGAGACAACTGTAAATATTTTAGCAGGTCAGGACCAAGCTACTCGTGCTAGGATGTTAAACACATTCTTTGATAAAGAGCGTGAGTTATTAACACAGCGAACAGGTTTAACAAGAGTGGCGTACAATGACACCAAGGTTACTCTTCTACCATCAATGCTTGATGCGGTTGACTTAGAGTTCCGTAAGCCGATGAATCCAATTTTGGAGCGTATACTTAGTACGACATTGCCGTTTACGGATGTCAATGTAGTTTTTGGCATCAGCCCAGAAACATTATCTTTTTTGGGTCGAGCAAGCTACTACGATCGGCAACAGCTTTCAGCTCGTTTTAGAAATGGAGACTACAGTGTACTTCCTGAGCAGGCAACTAACCGTGCAGCAGAGGTGTACGCAACAGAAGTAGCTCAGAGCTTCGATTTGAACTTTACACCAGCAATGGTTAAAAACGTAGATAAGTTCCCAGCAGGATTTCGTCAGATGGTTGAGGAGTTTGGTCTAGCAACTACTCGTACAAAAGAAGAGATTCAGGACATTTTAAAAGACGGTAGAGTTTTTGTTGGTGGTACTTCCTACCCATTACTTGACTTTAGTGCCAAGTCGTGGGCTAATAACGAAATCGGTGTTGCTGTGAGGTACTACGACCGAACAACAGGACGGTATGAAAACCTGATTGATACAAATAACGAACAGGTCGTGATTACAAGTACAGCAGCAATGAACAGGTTGAATAGCGAAGGTGGTTGGGTTCCAACTATTGGAGCAACAGCTAGAGAACAAGTGCTGCGTGAAATTGAGCGTGGTAAGTAAATAATAGTAACTAATGTCTTTTACATACACACCGAAAGCTGCGCGTGTACCCACCAACTTAAGTGACCATGTTAAACTAACAGGACGAAAAGAGTCTTTTGGTGCATCATTGGAAGAAGGGTTTACTAACGCAGTTGGATATATCTCAAATCCAGTAAAAAACTGGTATGCAGGTACGCAGGATAAGAAAAACGGATTGACTGCGGTTACCGAAGATGATGTCAAAAAGTATCGTGATCTTGGATTACCTAATCTGGATTACATTAAAGACGAAACACCGACACAGTTAGAGCTACGTGCAGAGGAGCAACTTGCCCAGCAGATACGCCATCAAAAGATAAATGAAAAATACCCAATTACAAATATGGTGGGTATGTTATCACCACAAGTTTTTGATCCAGCTAACCTTGTACCATTTGGCAGGGTCTTTTCCGCAGGTAGGCAAGTTTCAAAAGTAAACCAACTTAATACTGCGATAATGCAGGGAAAAAAGTGGACTGCTGCAAAGCATTCACTTAAGGACTATACAGCCGAAGCCTTTGTTGGTAATGTGGCTGTGTCACCTTTTCACTATGTTCACGCGGACTATTTGGGTGTTGATTACGGAGCAGCTGATGTTGCCCTTGATATTGTTTTAGGTACAGGAGTTGGTGTTGGTTTCTTTGGACCCATCGGCGCGTATAAGAACTTTAGGCACGCTGGTCGCAATCTGAATAAGATTCAGATGTTTGAGGATATGAGCCAGTTTTTTCAAACAGGTGAGTATACTAAAGCGGCTAATGTGTTGTATGCGGGCAGCCCTGATTTCCGTAAAGCAGTTAAGAAAACAGGTGAGTTTACAGAAATTCTTAACACGTCTATACAGACAGACGGTGTTGTTGACTTTACAAATCTAAATCCAGATCAACTAAAAACTTTACGTGGTGTGCTAAACTATTACCACACAGAAGGTTTGCAGGCATCTCTTACTAACGCGCTGTCAAAACAATTGGTCGCGGAGTTAGAGTCAGATCCAGATGTAAGTATTAATGAGTTTGCCTTTAGGCAGCGCACACGTTTCTCAGAGATACTTGTAGCTGTACAGGAAGGCGATATTAGCAGGCTTAGTGAAGTAGACCAAGAGATTGCACGCTCAGTTGTTAATGATTCGGTTGGTGCTCGCTTTGACGAAGGTGAGGGATACCTGCCAACAGAATCAACAAAAGGAAGACTTAAATATAACAAGGATAACTTAGGGTCATTAGCAGAAGCACACTACCGTGCTGGTAACATCCTAAGACTTATAAAAGATGAAGGTGTAACTAGCTTAGACGACCTTGTTAAAAAGGGCGTTATTAGCGAAGAGCAGAAGATAGCTGCGTTGACGAATTTTAATAAAGCGTATGAGAAAGCATACTCCAGAGAGATTGGTGTAGCAAACGCAGTAATTAACAATATTTTTGGGCGTAAGTTTAACTTTGAAAAGCTTTCTCGAGAAAAGAGGGGCGTCAAAGAAACTGGCAGCATTTTGTTTGGTGAGGCACTCGGAAGCCAAGATAAAATTTTCTTAAACAGAGCAGAAGTTATTTTGGGGATGGGTAAATCTCCTTTTTCACTGATGCTCCACGAAGCAGTGCACATTATTGAGGCAGCTATGCCAGATGTGTATGCGGAGCTGCAAGCAGCTATCAGAAAGCATCCAGACTTTGAAGCTGAGATAGTGAAGTTTAAAAGTAATTACAGAAGAGATCTGAGAACGAAGGAGGTCCCATCTGTTACACTTGAGTGGGCGATTACCCAAGCAGAGTTTTGGGATGAGTTGTCTAAAGCAAATAGAACACTGTTTGAAAAATTTGCAGAGGCAATCGTTGAGATGCTTCAACGAGCTAAGGAATTATTTAGTAAGTCAAAGCTTAACACGGACTTCTTAAAAGATGTAGATAGTCTTTTGGTGGATATGACACCAGCTGAGTTTGCTCGTCAGTTGGCATCAATCATTAACAAGGGGCGTGGAAGAAATTTACCGTTTAATGAAATATTGGATGCGTCTCAAAGTATCAGCAACAACATTCGGAATGTTGTTTATTCAGAGCCTATTGACACTAAGGTAAGGACTGAAGCTGATCGTGTAATTGAAGATCACAAGCCAGAGAAGACAGTAGCTGCGCAAAATGCTAAGTTGCGCGAACACCGCAGACAAACCTTTAATCGGTTGGCTGCTACAACAATGCCTAATGTCCGTGGGGAGAATGTACAGCGATTTGTTGAAACATTAACTAATTACCTTGATGAGTTAGCTGAGGGTGTAGACCCCGACGCGCAGGAGTTTATTGGTTTTGACGAATACAGAGCACGTATCCGTGAGTTTACGAGTGAGATTATAGACGAAGACTTTACAAGAGCAGACATACTATCTGATGCAGATTACAACGAGTTGTACGAAAATCTTCGGATGTACTCAATGAATCTTGTTAACGACAAGTCGTTACTGCGTAATAATGACCTTTATCGTAGGGTACTTCGTGGTACGAAGGATTTGGAACAAACATCTGCTCAGTACCGCTCGGTTAAGAACCGTATTGTAAAAGAATACTACGAAGATAAGGCGCAGGCTGTTGTTAACAACTCAATGAAGCGTGCAGCTATTAACGAGCGGTTGCGTAACTTTAAGACAGACGCCCAGAAGCTTGCATATCTACGTACTCTTCTGGACGGTCAAGAGCGTAAGGGTATGCCGCGCATTGCAGGTCTGGAGAATGAGATGACTGCTAACTCTCAGAATGCAGCAGTACCTATTCTTGATGTTATTTATAAGCACGGTCTGGATGAGTTATTTATGCCAGATAACAGCTTTGGTGTTTTCCGTATTGATCGTGAAGATCCAAAATGGCAGATGTTTGGAAAGACTCGTAAAGATCGGTCAAAGGTTTTTCACGACGAGCTACACAAGGCATTATTAGCACGCAAGCTCCCAGAAGAGTGGGAAAAAGTACCAGCACTAAAAGAGTTATTTGATGTTATAGTGGCAACAGAGGTTCGGCTGCTGGAAGAACTAAATGCTGCAGGTTTGGACATTAAAATGCTTTCTGACTTCGGTGGTGTGTCTCAGAAGTGGGATGGCACAATTATCCATAACATGGGCTTTAATCAATTTAAGGCTCGTATGTTAGAGGTTATGGACGTAGAAGCTACGTCCAATACACACGCAGGCGTCTTGTTTATTGATGGTAAGGAGCAGCCTTTTACAGTAGATGCTTTCTTAGAACAGTGGTACGACACATTAGACCCGAACAGAAATATTGATTCGGATGTACAGGTTTTTGACTTAGAGGAATCTTTTGGTGGTCGTATGGTTCGCATTAAGCCTGAGTATGCTACAGAAGTAATGCTTGAGTTTAGTGGCTACGACAATGTAGGGTATTTAATGTTGCAGCAGATACAGCGTCGTTCGGCGTTGGCTACAATGGCGAGTTTTGCAGGGACTAAGCCAAATGAGATGCTGACTGGTCTGCTTGGTGGCTTAAGCACAGGACGAGGTAAGAACGCGTTCAATGCAAAGTCATACAAAGCAACAGTAGATGCGCTTACGGGTATTTTAGAAAATCCTGTAGATTCTACGCTGGCTACGTTTGAGAACAAGTTTAAGCAGTTGAGTAATATTCTGTTTTTGTCTGGTTCTGGTATTTCATCACTGACCGACATACCAATGGTTGCGTCTACCTTAGAGGTTATGGGTGTTCGCTTTGGAGATACAAATAAGCTGTTTTTAGATGCCTATGCAGATGCAATGAGGCGTCGCTTTGGTGACGATCAGGATGGAATGCGCGAGTTCTTTTTAGGGCAGGGCGCAGGCTTTGACGCAATCAACAACCAAGTTATTCGCCGACTATCTGATACAACAACAAATGTTGGAAAGATGGACAAGTTGCATAACTTGTTGTTTAAAGTAAATGGTTTGAATGCGCTAACAACTGCTCACCAAGAGCTGTTTGTGGATGTACTGACTCAGGGTATAGCTCGTGAGTTTGGCAAGCCAGCTATGGGTCGTCAGATGCGAGCAAATCTTATAGACTTTGGATTTACAGCAGAAGAAATTAACAAACTGCGTAAAGCTGTAACTAAGTCACCTGATGGAGTTTCTCGCGTAGTGCCCACAGGTATTAAGGACGCTGAGTTGGCTAAGAAGTATCGCCAATATATTACTAAATATATGCGTCAGGCGGTCTTTATGCCAGATGCAGGTACAAATGCCCAGATGACCCTTGGTTTTCGAAAAGGTACATTTGAGGGTACTCTGGCTCGTATTGCTACACAATACCAACCGTTTATGGTGGGTATGACCAAATTGTTGTACCGTCGCTTTATGAATGGTGACTTTGGTGAAGGAGACGCTGCTATGGCGTATAAGGTAGCACATCTTGTTTCTTATGTTGGTGGCGCATTGGCTTTTGGCTACATGGCAACAGTTCTTAAGGATCTGGCACAAGGTAAAGAACCGATGTCACTATTTGATATGCGACCGTACCAGTGGTCACGAATAGTGCAACAGTCTGGTATTCTGGGGGTTCTGGAAGTACCTTTGGACGTTAAGGACTTTGGGGCTATGGAAGCACTGTCTCCACTGCCGTCTACAATCTTTGGATTGGGTATTGATTTAGCCAGTAGCGATGCAAAAGGAGCACTAGATAATGTTCAGGCACTTACTGGCGGCAACATTTACGGACCACCTCAGTGGTTACACGGTATGATTGGCGAAGTTATGACCGAGTATCTGGCTGAAATACAGCAAGATATGCTTGACGAGGTGCAACAGCCAGATTAAAAACTATACAATGATATGGAAGACCTTATTCAAGTGCAATTAAAAATTTGGGGATTGGTATTTTTGGGAGAAATAACAGCTTTTAATGTTGCTGATTTTGGCGACCTTGCTCGTGGTATATCTTATCTTTGTGCAGGAGCAGCTTCTTTGGCTACTGGTTATTATTATATTTTTAAGAAAAAATGACCCCAGAACTTATAGCTATGCTCGGCGGAGGCGTGAGTGGTTTCGTAATGAAACTGATCGCCGCGCAGATGCAGAACCAAGCAGCACTGTTTGAACAGACCATTAAGAAGCAGGAAGTAGCTGATGCGTCGGCTGATGCTGCTGCTAAGCGTGGCGGTTCCAGTGGTCCATGGGTTCGTCGGTTTATTACTGTGGCGACTATGTTCGCAGTAATAGCAGCTCCCTTTATTGTTGCGTTTACTGACGTAGGAGTATCAGTACAGAAGGACACAAGCTTTTTGTTTGGTCTTATTAAAGGAGCCAAGTGGGAGACAATCACTGGCTATGTAATTTTACCAGAAGTTCGGCAGACAGCGTTGGCTATTGTTGGCTTCTATTTCGGTTCATCTCAAGTTAAATAACAATGCCTAAAGTAAACGGAAAAGAGTACTCGTACACACCTAAAGGAATTGCAATGGCTAAGGCTGCTGCAAAGAAAAAAGGTAAGAAAGTAAAATATAACCGTAAGCAAAAGTAACAATGCCTAAAGACGCTTGCTATAGAAAAGTCAAAGCTAGGTACAAGGTGTTTCCATCTGCCTATGCTTCTGGTGCTATTGCGAAGTGTCGTAAAGTTGGCGCAAGCAGTTGGGGCAGCAAATCAAAAAAGAAGAAAAAGTAAATGGCGGTTCGCAAGACAGCAGAGGGTGCAGCTCTTCGGAGATGGTTCAAAGAGGACTGGAAAGATGTTCGCTCAGGGAAGCCCTGCGGACGACAAGAGGGCGAAAAGCGCGGAACGCCATATTGCAGACCATCGAAGCGTGTGAGTTCAAAGACACCTGCGACCTCAAGCGAAATATCCAAAAGTGAAAAGCGCACACGAATCGCCCAGAAAAAAAGAATCGGTCAGCCAGCAGGCAAGCCGCGTAAAGTAAAAGCTATTCGTAGAAAAAAATGAGAAAAGAACATAAGAGCAAGACAGGCGGTCTGACCGCAGCGGGACGTCGGTACTTTAAAGCCAAGGAAGGAGCCAACCTAAAGGCTCCTGTAACTGGTAAAGTGAAGCGCGGGTCTAAGGCTTCTAAGCGTCGCAAGTCTTTTTGTGCTCGTATGGGCGGGGTCAAGGGACCAATGAAGGACGAAAAAGGTCGTCCTACAAGAAAAGCACTTGCATTGCGCAAGTGGAAATGCTAACAATTTACAAAATTTATTATGCCAGATCCGTACACACTTTCTCTTGAAGGCTCCACTATTGATGAAATACTCAATAAAGCCAATAACTCAGATATAACTGTAAGTCAATTATTGATTTATTTAAAAGGGTTAACGACGTTACCAAGTATTGATTTGGTGTATACTACATCTGGGCGTAGTATGCTTGGAGATTCTCCGACAAGGCAGTGGAAGCGTGCAACAGGAGTGCATACAGATAATGGTGGTACAATAAGAACTATTTCTGGTAATGACTACATAGCCATGTTGGATTGGGATGGTGATGTACGTGATTTTGATAATATATCTGATGCAACTACTTATGCCCAAGGAACACCACCAGCTAAAAATGTTACAGGAATCTCTAATCAGGGTTTATACAATAACTATACCCCAGCTGCTACGGATACAAATGCTGTAGAAGATAATATTGCAGTAACTGACGAAAACGGTAACTCAGTGTCCAGTATTTATCCAATATCGGTTATTAATGAAAAAGCGGATACAAATTTAAATAATGCAAATGAGGGTTCAGTTCGTTATGATTTGTTAACACCTGAACTAAAAAGCGCAATTGCTGGTTCTTTGGACCCAGAAAATTACTTAGGTGCAATTACATCGCTTACTGCTGATTTTGCAGACCCAACAGCAAATACAGGAAAGTGGGCTTTTATTGATGGTATTTCTGGAACATTTACAGGAGCAAATGCGCCAACAGGGACTGCCGAAGATGGTGGCTATGTATTTAGCGATGGTACAAATTGGTTATTAAGGGGTGCAACGCCTGTTTATCTTCTTGCAAATCAGGTGACGTTTGAAAAATTAGCTCAAGATGTACAACGTCGTTTTGAGAATATAACAAATCCAGATATTTTTTGGAGTGTTGTAGATCAGGATGGGTTTGCACCTTTATATATTAAATCAAATGGTGTTGTATACGCAAATCTACCAATTAACACTACAGTTGCTAATGGTCTTAGCGTTACGCAAAATAAACTAACTGGTCAAATAACTGCAAATTTTGGAACAGTTGAAGGAACTATTCCAGTTGGAGATATTGAAGTATCAGAAGCAGGATCTACATCACTTTTTGCTCAGTATGCATTTGTTGTTCACGACAATCAGAATTTTGTTGCTTTTGCAGTTAAAAAGAATGGTGATATTGTTAATAAGTCGTACAGCGAACTATTAACAAGAGTAACAACAGCTGAAGCTGATATTACAACATTAGAAAGCGATGTTACAACACTACAGAGTGATGTTACAACACTACAGAGTGATGTTAGTACGCTTCAGAGTCAGGGCGTTACAGCTGCTGGTTATACAACAACTTTAAATGATTATGCTACACGGCTTTTGCGGATGAAGTTAGGTCGCGTAGCTTACCTTGGTCATGCTGAACCAAATGGTACTGATGATATTGCTAAAGGACCAATTAAGGTGTGTATGATTGGTGATTCATACACGCATGGGTCATTTCGCGTATGCCAGCCTTTTAGAGATATGATGCTTTCCACTAAAAATGGTGGAAAAGGTTTTCAAAATGCTGGAGCTGGTTATCTTAGTTTTGCTTGGCACAGTCTGAACTCTGATGGAAGTGCTCGATTACCTAATTTATCCGTGGATACCTCTGAGTTAGACATGGATATAGATATTGCAAACGTAGCAAAATTTGATCTAACTGCGGGCGGTGGTCATGGACCAGACGCTTCTCACATTGAGTCAAATACAAATGGTGCTACCTTTGACATTGAGGTAAAGGGTACACCACTGGATTCTTTTAAGTTAATGTATGTCACTCAGACGGGTGGAGGTGACTTTACTTATAGTGTAAACGGAGGAGCTGCGGTCACTGTTTCAACGAATGCTACTGAATCTGTATCTACCGTTAATATTAATTTATCTGCACAAACAAGTGTTCCCTATAATATTACAGTGACATGCGATACAAATGTTATTCTTCTTGGAGGTGTTGGTGACAAAGATGTTACCGATAATAATTTAAGTGGTTTTCAGCTGCATAAGTGCGGCAAGTCTGGAGCAACAGGTGGAGTATTTGCTGCTACAGATTTATGGAAGCACTCTTTTGCAGAACTCGACTCAGATGCAACATTTATTATGTTTGCTACTAATGAGATGGGTAACAATTTCTCTCCGACTGGGGATTACACCACATGGATTGAAAGAATTATTGATAATATCCGTGAAGTTAAACCAATGCAAGATATTGTGTTGATGTTACCTACTTTTACCAAGTATGAGTGGGAAGACCCTAAGACTTATAAATTAGGTGATTATCGAGATGCTTTAATTTCAATAGCACATGATAAATCTTGCGGTTTTATTGATTTTTCTCGTATTGTGCAACCAATTGAATCTACTGGATTAACTTCTGGGGTTGATGCGCAATTTCAATTACTTGTTGATGCAAATATAATGAACTCAGATAGAGTACACCCAACACATGTAGGTGGTTATTTAATGAGTAGAGCAATCGTAGATTATTTATACACAGTGTAAACAAAAAAATAAAGGAATATTATGGGTCTTATAACAAAATTAAATGAATCTTTTGGTGATACTACATTACCACAAATACGTCGTGACGATTTTTTAAGTGGTGATAATAACGGTGTTTTGTTTTTAGGTGACTTTTCTGATGCTTTTTCGTGGCGAGGAGGTACTAGTACACCGACAAACGGTGCAGTTCTTTATGACATTGCTGAGAAGAACGATGCTGTACTTGCGTTATTTACAAATGATGGTGAAAACATTGCAGGTGGTGGGCTTGATTTTGCCCCCGATGGCGTTTCTCCATATAGTGCTGCAACGGGTGTTGTTGAGTTACCTGCGGCTGTTAGTAGCACTATTTGGAATACTGGTGGAACTAATGAGCATAACTATGCAATCACTATGTATGGTAAATTCTTAGATGCTTCTTGGTGGGATAGTGATGCTTCTATTGAGCAATTTATGGGTTCAAATATTGCATACAACACTGGAGATGCTTGGATCTTAGCTGCCCTACAAAGTGGCACAAATGGTGATTTATCTGTTCGTCGTGATACAGGAACTAGTTCTCAAAATAGCGCAAGTTCTGCAACAGGCGGTAGATTTAAGGATAATGTAAGTAATGCGATTACTCAGCTTGTTGTTCATACATATGGCGACACACTAAGCTGGAGGTACAAAACAGCTACTACAACTGTTTCTGGTGGTGGTGCAGCCTTACAAACTATCACACATGACTATAGCTCGAGTAAACTGCAGTTTGGTCACAGTACTGCGTTTGGCGGCGATCCAAGACCATTGAAACGTCTATACCGAATGGCAGTTGAAGACTTGACTACATCTGGTCGTGATCCAATTGCTGTTGCAGATGCTGATTGGAATCGAGTTATTTCACGATTCTCATAATAAAAAAAGCCCCAGACCTTACGATCTGGGGCTTTTTGTGTCTTATTGCTTTTATCGGTAAGCCTGTCCGTCAATAATACGGTAGTTGTT